GCAGACAACAGCGTTACCGAGATCGAGATCACTCCTCGACTCGAATACGCCTTCGAGCTATATGCTAAAAAGGGATTTCACAAAGCGTTTCGCGATGATGAAAAGCAATCAGATGTCTATTGGCTAGCATGGGAAGGCCTTCGACTAAGTGGAGTCACAGTCAAGCCATTCGGATCAGACTTTCTCGATACTCTCAAGAGTGTAGAGGTTAAAGAGTCTGACCCTTTGGCCTAGGCAGGGATAGCATCCACTATCTCATCGCTCGCTTGAGCATTGAGACGGCTATCCCTCCACAAGATTTAATTGATTTAGATCCATCGATGCTCCAGATGATACTGAGAGCGTTGAAAGACCGAGCGAAGGAGCAGCAAGATGCCTACAGAGCTAAAAGGCGCTAGTGCGCTTCGTAAGGCTCTGAAGCAATTCTCACCCGATCTCGATAAAGAAGTCCGAGGCGAGATGGTTGGATTCTTGCAGCCCTTAGTCAAGAAGGCTCGCGGATTCATGCCAGCCAATTCCAGTATTCCCTCTGGCTGGGTCGGTAAAAGCGAGGAAGGTAAATTCCCTAAGTACGATGCGGCTACTGCCCGCCGAGGCGTGGGCTATAAATTGACACCTACTAAGCCTAATCGTCAAGGCTGGGTTCAGTCAGTATCGATTCATAATAAGACCGCAGGTGGAGCGATCTTCGAGACGGCTGGGCGTAAATCAGGGATTACTGGAAAGTTCACTCCACGCTTACAGGGAACACTTACAGGATCAGGGAAAATGCAAGGCCGAGCGATGTTCAAGGCGTATAAGGAAGATGAAGGCAAGGCTAAGGCAGGAGTTATCAAGGCTCTGGAGAAAGCCGCCGCTAAGTTCAATGGGAGAGCAAATTAATGGCTGAGTTACGCATCCCGATTATCGGTGAGTTTAAGGGTAAGAAGGCATTCGATCAGGCTGGCAAGGCTACTGGCACTTTAGATAAAGGCGTGAAGAAGTTAGGCGCCACATTACTTGCTACATTCAGCGTTCAGAAAATCGCACAATTTGGCAAGGCCGCCGCTAAAGCATTCATCGAGGATGAGAAGGCCGCCTCGCGTCTAGCGATGTCAGTGAAGAATTTAGGCCTAGCCTTCGAGACTCCACGCATCGAAGAATTTATAAGTCAGATGGCTAAGGCTTCAGGCGTCACGGACGACCAGCTTCGTCCATCGATGCAGCGCCTATTGCAGACGACTGGATCACTTAGTAAATCTACAGAATTATTAACTCAAGCCCTAGATATTTCTCGCGGCTCTGGCGTTGATTACGAAACAGTAATTAATGATCTCAGCATGGCCTATGTAGGGCAGACTAAAGGACTTAAAAAGTATTACCTCGGAGTCACTCAGGCAGAATTAAAGACCATGAGCTTCGCGGAAGTTCAGGAAAAACTTACTAAGAATTTCTCTGGGGCTAACGCTGCCTATCTTGAGACTTACGCTGGAAAGATGGGTATCTTATCTAACGCGGCCGGTGAGGCTTCAGAAAATATCGGTAAAGGTTTAGTAGATAGTCTGTCATTACTATCAGGCGATGGTAACTCTATTCAGCCCTTAGCAGATTCTATGCTTGAGTTCTCGCAATATATTTCAGATGCTATTACTGGTATTGCCGTCTTAATCAATAAAATTAAAGAGATTCCTGGACTTGATTTCTTATCTCAAAATCAAAATAAGATTTTAAGTTATCTTCCTAGTACTGGCATTATTAAACGAGCCTTTGACTCTCTCGCTAAATTTGGCGGAGAAGAGCCTACGCGCATGGGCGGATATCCTAGTTCTGCATTAGGTGGGACTTACATCGATCCTAACGATGCAGCTCGTAAGAAGGCAGAAGCAGCCGCAGCCAAGCGCGCTAAAGAATTAGCGTTAATGCAGAAGAAGACTCTCGACACACAGAAGAAGTCTCTAGCCTTACAGAAGGCATCGAAGACTCTCAATCTGGAAGCGATCAGCATCGAGGCAGCCCTTAAGGGACAGATCAGCGAGACAGATCGCCTATCCCTATTACTCCAGAAAGCAATTCTCGAAGGTAACGAATCACTAGCGACTAGGTTATCGGATCAATTACAGACAGCGATCGATCGTCAGAATGAGTTACGCAATCTCTTAGCCAATATCCCAGAAGCGCCTAACCCTTTCAGGAATTGGACTTTACCTGCCGATCTACTTAACTACACGGCTTCATCTCTCGGAGTATCTGTAGCACAATTACAAGCTGCGCCTGTAATGCCATCCTCTAATTTCTCAGATGCGGAAGCAGAATTAGCGGCGGCTTATAATTCTGCCGCGTCTGCGACTCAACAGTTAATCAGTCTGCAAGTTATTCTTGATGGCAACGAGGTTGGAAACGCAATTCAAGATGCATCAATTAATAACTCGCTCTCTGGATCTTTCAACACAGTTAATCGCACAGGGCGATTCGGAACCTTTAATATATGAGTCTTCCAGCCGCGATATCGGTATCCTTTGACTTCTCTCAAGGTGCGACATTCGGCTACCCTTTTACTATTGGCGATCCGATTAACGGCATTATCGGAGTATCTCAATTCGGCGCTAACGACGTGCCAGAGCCCGTCATCGATCTCAGCTCACAGACTCGCCAAATTAAGATCAGGCGCGGTCGCAATATCATGCGCGATACATACGAGGCAGGTAATTGTACAGTCCGCGTTATCGATCAGAATGGCGACTTCAACCCTCAGAATCCATCGAGCCCATACTTCGGTTATCTGACTCCACTTCGTAAGATTCGTGTAGCGGCTACTACTTCGACCTTCTCATCTTTCTTATTCTCTGGTTATGTCACGGACTATAAGTACACCTATCCAGTCGGACAAGAATTAGGTTATGTCGATATTACTGCCGCCGATGCATTCCGATTACTGGCGATGGCTAACGTCTCGACAGTAGTAGATACCCCAGCAGGGCAGACTACTGGTACTCGTATCGATAAGATCCTCGATGAAGTGGACTTCCCTCCTAGCCTACGCATTATCGATGCAGGATCTACGACAGTGCAGGCAGATCCAGCGACTACTCGATCAAGCCTCTCAGCGATTCAGGTGGCAGAATTTACAGAGCAGGGAGCATTCTTTATCCGAGCAGATGGAGAAGCTGAGTTTAAGGATCGAGCAGATGTAGTGGGATCTCTGGCGCCTGCGCCTATCCAGTTTAATCAGACTACAGGCATCCCTTACTCAGACCTTAAATTCGCCTTCGACGATAAGCTCATCATCAATAACGCAACCATGACTAGAGTAGGTGGCACTACAGTCTCATCTAGTAACGTCGATTCGATCGCTAAGTACTTCCCTCATGGAATGAACGTAGAGAATCTGATCGCAGAGACAGACGCTCAGGTTCAAGATATCGCTGATATCTATGTCGCTACTCGTGCCGAGACCACGATCCGCATCGATGCCATGACCATCGATCTACTCGATACAGACGTGCCTACCAATACGATCATCGGCCTTGACTATTTCGATAATGTACAGATCACTAACGTACAGCCAGATAATTCGACTATTGTTAAGACCTTACAGGTGCAGGGCTTAGCATGGGATATCACCCCTAATTCTATGCAGTGCACAGTTACAACACTTGAGCCTATTGTAGAGGGATTCATTATAGGATCTTCCACATACGGTATAATCGGACAATCAATTATGGGATACTAGGAGAAAAACAATGGCAACAGGATTTCCGGCCTCGACGGGGCAAATCTTCACAGCGGCGGCCTATAACGGCCTAGTCACCTATGAAGTCTTCGCAGATCAGGTTAATGATTACACGGTAACGCTGGCTAATTCTTATCAAGTCCTAGTCCCTATGAACAAGGCTACGGCGATCGCGCTAAGAATTCCTACTAACGCTACAGCGGCTATCCCAGTCGGATCAGTTATCACCATCCTCAATAAAGGCGCGGGAGTCTGCACTATCTCAGCGGTGACTCCTGGCACTACTACAATTCTCTCAGCTGGCGCAGTCCCAGCATCTCCAACCCTTGCACAAAATAGAACAGCTGCATGCATTAAAACTGGCACAGATACATGGTACGTCGTAGGAGCCATCGGATAATGCTTAACCATGTAAGCGCAATTTCTAGCGGCAGAGCCCTAGTTACTATCGTAACTAATTATCTAATAGTTGCAGGAGGCGGTGGTTCGGCAGGCTGTCTATCTAGTAATACAGGTGGCGGCGGCGGCGCTGGCGGATATAGAACATCGGCATCTTTTACATTACCCTCTTCATTCACAGTCACAGTAGGCGGCGGCGGTGCCGCTGGGGCTATTGGCTCTAATGGTAGCGTCGGAATTCCTTCAACACTTGGCACAGTTTCATCGAGTGGCGGCGGATTCGGAGCACAGGGAGCGAATAACGGCGGCGCTGGCGGTTCTGGCGGCGGCGGTGGTCGAACAGTATCGGGCGGCGCGAACACTAGCGGCGGTGCAGGTAACGCAGGCGCTTACAGTCCAGTAGAAGGTTTCGCAGGCGGCGGTGGCACTAACGGCGGTACAGGCGGCGGTGGCGGTGGCGGATCAGCTGGAGCAGGCGCAACAAATAGCGTCGCTGGAGCAGGTACATCTAATTCAATTACTGGCACAGCGGCTACTTATGCGGCAGGCGGAGCGTGTGTATTTAGTGGAGCAGCCGCAGGCGCAGCTAACACAGGGAACGGTGGGCAGGCTTTACAGGGTGGCACAGTCGCGGGAACGGCTGGAGGCTCTGGAGTCGTTATTATTGCTTATGCAAATACCTTCCCTCCACTTACTTCAATCGCTGCGGGCTTGACCT